GAGAAGGAGAAGAAGAAGAAGAAGGAGAAGAAGAAGAAGAAGAAGATGAAGGAGTCGGAGGAGAAGATGAAGGAGTCGGAGAAGTCGGAGTCGGAGGAGTAGAAGTCGGAGTCGGAGGAGTAGAAGTCGGAGAAGATGATGATAATCAAAAATCACTTATTCAAAATGTAATAGATACATTACCACCAGGACCGAGGGATACAGTAAACAATATTCTGACAAGTAAATTACCAAAAAAACTGAAGAGACGAGTACGAAATATTCTGGAAAACGACAAGACGACAATTCAAGAAAAGATTGATTTGTTACGTAAGTTCTTTAAGGTATTAAATACTATGAGAAAATTTAGTAAAAAAAGAAATTAATTTATTTTATCTAGTTTTATACTTATATAAACTAGATATGAGAACAAGTGTTATATTTATCGGAGATCCACATTTCCAGGTATCCAATATTGAGGAAGTTGAGATATTCGTTACTAGAATAACCGATTTAGTAACGGAAAGAAAACCAGATATAGTCGTGATTGGTGGTGATTTACTTCACACACATGAACGTCTACACACAATTGCTCTAAACAAAGCATACGATTTCGTTGATAAAATGAGAAAGATAACAAAAACATATGTATTAGTCGGTAATCATGACTATATTCAAAATCAACAATTCCTCACAGACAATCACTGGATGAATGCAATGAAAGATTGGAAAAATACAGTCATTGTAGATAAAGTCATTGTTGAGGTAATGAACAATGAGAAACTCGTATTCACACCCTATGTCCCCCCTGGACGATTTGAGGATGCATTGAACACGATAGGTGACGACTGGAAAGATGCTTCGTGTATATTTGCACATCAAGAATTCTACGGTTGTAAGATGGGAGCTATTGTATCAGAAGAAGGGGATAAATGGCCACTCGATAATCCATATGTAGTATCAGGACATATTCATTCACGTCAGATTCCACAAGAGAATATCTATTATTCGGGTTCTGCGATGCAACATGCTTTTGGAGAAAGTGAGAAGAACATTATTGCTTGTCTTGAGATACAGAATAGAAAGTATACCCTTGACGAGGTTGATTTATCTCTTCCTCGTAAGAAAATCGTTTATGTTGATACAGAAACGATAGATGATTTTGTCATACCAACTGATACAGAAGATAAGATAAAGGTGAGTGTATCAGGTAATTATAATGAATTCAAAGCTCTAAAAAAGAGTAAGAAATATAAAGAAATGGTGAAGAAAGGAGTCAAGGTTGTATTTAAACCAAAACGACTAGACACTACCATAACGAAAGAGAATACAATCGATAACATTGAAGATGAACGTGTTGAATTTATGTCTATCTTAGATTCTATCATCAATAAAGAAAAGAATGAATATTTGAAAAAAATTTATAATGATATAATAAATGGGTAGAATCACAAAAGGAATCAAACGTGGAATCAAACGTGGAGTTGGAAAGGTCAAAAATGATGCCAAAGAAATTGCCATCAAACTTGCGAGATAGTAATATTTACACAGATTATATTCTTCCATTCTTGTTATTTTTGTGTGTTTTGTTTATACTTATGGTGTGTTGGAATATGTATAAATCAGGAAAGAAGAAATAAACAGGTTAAATTATTATATATAGACTTATTAAAGTTATATAATAATTATGAATGGTACAATCAGAGATGTACTCCCGATACTACAATCGTTGGGGGTCAATCCGAATAAGTTAGGTCCTGAAAAACTAGAGCGACTTATACAGTTATGTAACGGTATCACAGATCCCAGTCAAATAACTCAAGAGACAACAAGACAAATCATAGATACAATTGGTATCACTACGGTAGGTAAGAAAACCGAACCTAAGAAATCAATCAAAATCGGTAGAAATGAACCTTGTATATGTGAATCTGGGTTAAAATACAAAAAATGTTGTGGTAAATAAAATATTTAAATAGTATAAATAATGGTAGTAGATTGTAAAATTTCCTTTGACATAGGAAATTTTAATTCAAAAGAAATAATATCACTGTTGAACAGTATACACAATGATTTTATCAAAGAGATATTATCCGCTAGTTCTGAATTAATCGATAGAGGTATTAATATCATAAGAGTTAACGATATAGACAATTATTTGTATGATATGCATACGAACAGGGAAGAACTTAAAGATGGTTTCTTTCATTATCTGGATTTTAATAGTGACTATAAACTGATATATTCTGCACTGAATATACTAACTACTGAAGATAATTGGAATCTAGAAAAACAATTAGAAAGTGATACTCGAATAATACTTGGGAACGAAACACTTAAAAATTTATGTAAATTTATCATACAACACATCTTCAAAATTGATTTACAAGTGAAAACAACAACAAATTGTGGAAAAGGAGGTAAGAAAACTTGTGAGGGGTGGTTTGATTATACAAATTGTCCAGTATATGCATATTCACTAACTGTCCTTATTATATTTATAATATTTTATGTATCTACTTTGTATATCAAATAACATACCTATCTAGTGTTAAGTCTCGATATCATCTCGTTAATATCTGTATCATTCCTAAAGATATTTTCAAAGCTATTATTATGTTGTCCCGATGTATTATAGACTGCACGAACATCATAGACAATATTCATCTTCTCAATAACATCATCAGTTAGTTGTATTATATTGTCCATATCAGTTCTATACATATGATAAAAGTTATTCTTCTCATTTTTATCCCAGTGTAAAAACATCTTTTTCGTGTTCAAGTCTGTTATTTTTGTGTACTCTGGAACTTTTCTATATTCTCTATCTGATTTAATAGAGACAGTGAATGAAAAAAAATTTATGATAGCTTGAGACTTACCAGGTCGTCTTCTATACTTTATAAGTCGATTGTATATATTAAGTTCATCCTGTGATACAATATCGGTGAGTCGTTGTTTCATGTCTTGTATATCCCATACGTTCTTTGCATGTTCAGTATGAGTGGTATTTATCCAGTTATGTATACGTTCATATGGTGTTTTTTTAATCTGAATCCTGTCCTTACCATCTAGTATCCGATCTGCCTTTGGAAATTCCGATTCCATGAGATTACGTTTATCTACGGTGATAGTACATCCTGGGTGAAGTTGACGAAGTTTCATTTCACAATCAGTCTCGGCTTTATTCGCTTCCGTGAGATTCCTGTGACGTTGTTCTTCGACGGGAATACAAGTGGTCCTGAAATGGGCCGATATGTGTCTGTTATAATTACCATTCTTATAACGAAGGGTTATATAACCCTTCTCACATATTTTACAATGATGTTTCTTAGTAGCATCATTGTAATAAAACTGGTCCTTGACCGTGGAGAATCGTTCGACTGTGCTGTTACACATAACTTTTGATTAGTTAAAATTCCTGTACATTTTATCCTCATATTTCATTTTTTTCATATAATAAATGATATCATCTTGTTAACATCCCGTGATAACAAGGTATCATTCCTAAAGATATTTTCAAACCCGTTGTTAGACGTGCCTCCTCCTACTCATGAAGTATTCTAATTCTATTTTATTTTGTGTTACTGTTGAAATATAATTACTAATGTCATTAAAATATTCAATAAATCTAACTTCATTTTCTTCTGAAGAACAAACATTTGACATAACATCTCCTTGATTACTTCTTGTTACGATATGATTAGCACTTCCAATTTGTCGTCTATAACCATACCTCTCCAACTCTTCTAGAGATAATAAATCACCAGCACAAGGGTAACTGAGAACAAGACCTAACTCTCTATCGTCATCAAGATCTTTTTCCATTATAAAGTCTATATGTGCTCTATTATTTAATGTAATTAAATACCCTTGAGAAGTTTCACTAGCAATAAATTGGTCGGTACCTAATACTAAATCAAGAATCTTTTTGCAAATTCTTTTATCTTGATAATCAATAGGTTGTAACAAAAACGCTATTCTTTTTTTACCAAGAACTAATAGCATATTAGCTAATATATGATGTGCATTTGACATTCTTCTTCCCGAACCTTCTGTATATTCAAAGGTAAACTTGTCTAACAAACTATTAATTATTTCAATAGGTAGTATATACATTTTAATTATAAAATATTATAATTAAAAATGAAAATTTAAACATGTAGTCTTAGGAAAAACAAATATGAAACCGAAATCGAATGGGAAATCTAATCTAAAAATAATCACACTCTTCTCTGGTATCGGTATGCAGGAAGTTGGTATAAGTAAAAACGATATAGAATATGAACTTGTTCGTTACTGTGAATATGAAAAGAAGATAAGTACTTGTTTTGATATTATACATAACACAGAACCTGATAAGAATTGGGGTGATATAACTAAATTAAACATCGATGAGGAATATGATAAGATTAAACAAGAAGGACATAAGAGTATAGATTTAATTATCAGTTCTTTTCCATGTCAAAGTTTCAGTATCGCAGGTAAAAAGGAAGGTTTTGAATGTAAGAAGAATGGTGGATTGTTTGATAAGACGCAAGAGATTGTAAATAAGTTCAAACCAAGAATCGTTATACTTGAAAATGTAAAGAATATCACATCGAAAAAGTTTGGTGCGATTAAATATATTACAGATAGTATGAATACAGCTGGATACAAATGTTTTCACAAGATATTAAACGCAAAGGATTATGGTATACCACAAAATAGAGAACGATGGTTTATGGTATGTGTAAAGGAATCAGAGAATGATTTTGTATTTCCATCTCCGATACCGTTGGAGACGTGTGTAAATGATTACATAGATAAGAGTGTAAAGAGTAGTGATAGAAAATGTGCAGAACGACTTGTTCCTTATTTCAAGGAAGAACATAAGAAAGAATATAGAAGTATGAGAGGGTTGATAAAAGTATTTGATGGTCATACACAAGAATTTAAAGAGAAAAAGAATGAAAAATTCAAGACTGGATTTACATTAAGTAGAATTTACAGCACAAATGGAGTTTCTCCTACATTGACAACATCAAACGATACACACTTTTATGAAATAAAGGGACGATTAACATCATTGGAACGATGGAAATTAATGGGTTTAGATGAAGATGATTATCATTTATTGAAAGATAATGAAGTGAGTGATTCAACTATTGATAAAATAACGGGAAACGGTATCGTAGTGGATGTATTTGAACACTTGATGAAAAGTGTGATTAGTATCTATTTGTAAATTCTTATATCAAGTCAAAATGGATATAAGATAGAATAATTTAATTAACGATAGTAAAGTTTTACCTTTGTATGAACTAAAAAATGTAGACCAACAGGAGATATATCTAGTCCTTCATCTTTCGATAAGGTAATAACAGGTGTTCCACTAGAACCCAGTTGTGATGAATAAAGAGAACTTACATTTAATTTACCAGTTTCAACTGATTGTATTATCGGGTTTGGACTATTTAGTGTCCTAGGTACATTTTGAGCATATACACGAACATGACCTGAAACATTACCATTAATCCCATCATTAAATATGGCACCAATTGCAATACGAGTTCCATCACTACTCATTGCAACTGAATATCCTGACTGGTCATCAGCTGCTTCACCATCAATATCATTACCTGTTTGAACCCATGATGAACCATCCCAATCATATACACGAACATGACCTGAATCAGTACCATTAATCCCATCATTTACTGTAGCACCAATTGCAATACGATTTCCATCATTACTCATTGCAACTGAATATCCTGACTGGTCATAAGCTGCTTCACCATCAATATCTTGACCAATTTTATTCCATGATGAACCATTCCAATCATATACACGAACATGACCTGAAACAGTACCATTATTCCCATCATTTCCTGGAGCACCAATTGCAATACGATTTCCATCACCACTCATTGCTACTGCCCATCCTGACTGGTCATTAGCTGCTTCACCATAAATATCATTACCTGTTTGAACCCATGATGATGATGAACCATTCCAATCATATACACGAACATGACCTGAATTAGTATCAGTACCATTAATCCCATCATTAAATATGGCACCAATTGCAATACGAGTTCCATCATTACTCATTGCAACTGAATATCCTGACTGGTCATCAGCTGCTACACCATCAATATCTTGACCAATTTTATTCCATGATGAACCATTCCAATCATGTACACGAACATGACCTGAAAAAAAATCAGTACCATTATTCCCATCATTATTTTTGGCACCAATTGCAATACGATTTCCATCATTACTCATTGCTACTGAATATCCTGACTGGTCATTAGCTGCTTCACCATCAATATCTTGACCAATTTTATTCCATGATGAACCATTCCAATCATATACACGAACATGACCTGAAACAGTACCATTATTCCCATCATTTCCTGGAGCACCAATTGCAATACGATTTCCATCACCACTCATTGCAACTGACCATCCTGACTGGTCATAAGTTGCTTCACCATCAATATCTTGACCAAGTTTATTCCATGATGAACCATCCCAATCATATACACGAACATGACCTGAAAAAAAATCAGTACCATTATTCCCATCATTATATCTGGCACCAATTGCAATACGAGTTCCATCATTACTCATTGCAACTGAATATCCTGACTCGTCAGAAGCTGCTTTACCATCAATATCATCACCAACTCTAAATCGTGAAGGAATTATACTACCACTGACACTATCTGTATAGTGAATTGACATCTCAGCACCGATAATTTCAATATCCTCACTTGCTTTCCATATGTTTCCATTTGAATCTTTTAACTTCAACTGTTTTTGATCAGGAATTTCCTCTCCAGTTAGTTCAATAACTTTGAATGGTTTGTCTCCAGGAAGAGTATTACCAGCTACTTGTATCGAGTTATTCACTTTACCAAAGACGATAGCTTTTTCTGTACTCAAATTAGAATATGGTTCTACCACATTTTTAACACTTCTAAAATTGTTAGCCATTTTATTATTATAATAATTATATTTTTGAATTGAAAATATAATATAAAAAAATTAGTCAAGATAATAGTGGACTGTAAGTTCAACATCATTGACAGAACTGGTACCAGAAGATGCTTTAGCAACCAACTCGTCACCAGCAGTTAGTGTCGCAGTCACTGGTGAACCGCTAGAACCAAGAGTTTGTGAAAAGGCACTCGATACACGTCGAGTTCCTGACGGTACAGCAGCGAAAATACTAGTAGCATCCGCAGTCGTACCCGTACCCGTACCAATATCAACGCTAACAGTACCATCATGAGTTATTTCAGCAGCAACGATTGTTGCATCCTTAGTTGCATCTAATGACGCACCTGTGATGACGTTGGCGGTGGTGTGGGGTGCATCGAAAGTAAAAGTTTTCGATTGAATTGTTTTTCCATCAGGGAGATTAAATACACGTGTGGCAATGAGGTCCTTCACATAGAGACGTTGACGAACAGTTACATCATTTGTTACGGTCAAATCAGATAATTGTTCGGCAACGCTTTTAACACTTCTAAAATTGTTAGACATTTATTATAACATATTTTTTTTTTATTTTTTATTTGCATATACTCAACTTTCTTTACATTACACATTCGTTTCGATGATATTTTTTTTAAAAAATATTTTTATAGATTTAAATAAATGTTTGTCAAAGACGGTAAAACTTACCGTAAAGTTTACAAGAGGAAACGAGATGGAAGCAAGTTTTTCATTCGTGATGGAAAACGAGTCAATGTCACTAGTTCCAGAACAACATACTCATCCAAACCGAAACCAGCGTGTAAAGATGGTTATGAACGTCTTGCTAAAGGTAGTTGCAGCAAAAAGTGTAAGTCCCCTCGTGTCAGAAACCCAAAAACATCTCGATGCAAGAAAATGTAATTCTATACTACTATTGTATTAATTTATATAATCAGGTGATTATATAGAATGAGTCAATAATAAGGGTAATGATTCCACCCCAGTTCTTCAAATAACTGTTTACATATCTCGTCATAGAAATACTTTCGTTCAATCGTCTTTATAATGATTTTATCATCGGTGTCGATTTTATAATTGTGTCGACGTAATAATTGATATAAGATATAATGTATATTTATGAAATTACGACGATTACTATCACTGAAACGTTTATCGTATAATTCTGTCAATATATCAAAATCATGAAGAAGAATTTCTTCTAGATGTGATATATCGTGAGGCTTCTTACCTGTCATATTATAATGTATCAGGTTGATGTTTTCGTAATGTTTACTATATCCCAACTCTTTCAGGAATATACTGATATGTTTCTTTGTAACATTTTTAAATCTAATTTCTTTAGGTGTATTTTTTGTACCTACCAAGAGATAGTGAATGTTCAATTCATTTTCTAAACTCTTATAGACTTGTTTTGGAATAGTAATGTTTTGTTTACCCTGAAATTGCATAATACAATCTTTGAAATGTGTCCGTCTGATATACGTATAACGTGTGTGTATATTTACTCTTTTACTATCCGTATAAGACGTATTAACAACTGTGTTATACAATAATGAAAAACAATTATTACATATGTAAAAATCATAATCTTTAACGGTAATATCATTCGATTTACAGTTGTGACATGATACATTATCCACCTGTTTACATACCGTTATATTGATAGGAATGTTTAGATTTTTTATATATCCATTACTGATATTCACATATCGATTGACGATAGTATCCTTGTCTTTACTGTTATCCATGCATACTCTTTTTCCCATAAAATTAACCTTGATTGGCACGGATATGATTTGCTTGTATTTTTCTATATATTGAATTGTATCGAGAATGTAAAAGAATAAAATACTATTATTAAACATTTTAGTGTTATATGTGTACAGAAAATGTCTACTCTGTAATAATTTTGTCTTTGTGATAATATTCACACTGTCCTTTAACAGTTTATCGATTTGATTTAATCTATTCTCAATAGATTTATACATACCGTTGTCATTACATAAAAAACGTCGAATTTGGGAATCAATTTCTAAAATATCTATCGACATCAAGTCTTTAATAATTTTAATGTGTACTTTAAATTTTAATTAACTAATATACACTTAAAGATTTTAATTATTAATAAAAAAAAAAATATTTACGTAATATAAAATGTCTAACGCGATTATTGGTTCTAACGTAACCTCTGGTTTTATTGATCTTGCAACTTTCGATGAACTCGAAAAGTATATGTATGGTTCTTCCGACGCTACTGCATATTTCGTCCGTCAAACTCGTAGATCTACTTGGTTTACTCAAGTCCCTGTTGTTCTTTCGAACGCTTCGGGACAAGCAGATTTCGGTAATGATTGGTCTGTGTCTATCTCCCGTGCAGGTGATTATCTCCTTCACACTTGGCTCCGTGTCGAAATTCCAGAAGTCAAGATAAAGTCTAGTCTTTCTGACCATAAGATTCGCTGGTGTCAAAACCTTATGCACAACCTTGTAAGGGAAGCTACTATTACTTTTAACGACTTGATTGCTGCACGATTTGATAGTTATCATCTTGATTTCTGGTCGGCATTTACCGTCCCTGCTGGAAAAAGATGTGGATATAAAAACATGATTGGTGATTTTGATGATTTGAACCAAAATGCCGATGTTCTACCTGCAACCACTCTTAACCTGCCTCTTCCTTTCTTTTTCACCCGTGATTCCGGTGTTGCTCTTCCAACTGCCGCACTTCCATACAATGAAATGCGTATCAACTTCCAATTTAGGGCTTTGGATGAGCTGTTGATTGTGACCGATTTGAATAATGGTGGTACCCCCTTAATTAAAGATTTGAACACCTCTACTCATCTTGAGAATAGTAATGTTCACATCACCAAATCCCAAGTCTGGGCTAACTATGCAATTGTATCAAATGAAGAACGTAAACGTATGGCTTGTGCACCTCGTAATATCTTGATTGAACAAGTTCAAACGATGAATGTTTCTACATACAACCCTGATTCAGGTAGAACTTCTTTCGATTTGCGTTTCGCTCATGCTATCAAGGTTCTCTTCTTTGCCGTGCGTAACTCCACACACAGAGCCGAATGGTCAAACTACAAAGTATCCTCTCCTGCAACCGATACTAATGGTAACTGCAACTTTGACAATGACGCTGTTGATCCTATTAAGGAGACGTCTATTGTTTATGAAAACACGAACCGTCTTGCACAAATGGGTTCCGATTACTTCTCTTTGGTAAATCCTTACTATCACGCACCATTTATCCCACAAGAAACTGGATACCACATGTATTCTTACTCTCTTGACTTCTGTGCTTTAGACCCTATGGGTTCTACCAACTACGGTAAACTCACAAACGTCTCGATTGTTGCCACTCCATCACTAGATTGTGTAAACGCTGCAACCGCCGATAATCAAAAATATGTTTTCATTGTGACCGCAGTCAACAACAACGTGATTCGTATCAGTGGTGGTGCCCTTGGTTTCCCTGTCCTATAAATGTCTTATCATATATTATAAAAACTTCATATTTATATTCGTTCGTAATATAAATAATGTCTGAAAATCTACAAGTTCATATCGATTCAATATCGGAAGAAGAACAGATTCGGATTATAAGTGATTCAACAGATATCGATAGAGTTGAAATGAAATGGAGTTCGAATCTAGAAAAAAAACTTCAAGATTGGATGGAGTTATGTAAAGATATATCTCTTGCTCATTCAAAAATGGCAAAGAAGAGAAAACGGTGTTATTATGTAATGAGCATTCCTGCTATTCTAATACCACTTTTTATGGGTTTCACACAACAATACTTTGGTGAAGATCACGAATATTATCCTTTAATATCATCAACAGGATATCTAATAACAGGTTCACTTACTGCATTAAATACCTTTTTGGCATACGGTGCAAAGTATGTGGAACATGAGGTTGCATCTAATCGATACGAAGAAGTTATGTATGAGATAGATAGTATCCTTATTAAACCGAAAAAACATAGACAAGCTGCAGATGTCTGTATGGAACGTATAAAAAATAACATAGAATCACTGAACAAATTCTCGGTTCAATTGTAAATAAATACTTTGAAATAAAAGTGAATTTGTTTAAAGACTACTAGGAATGAAATAAATCAAATATGAGTAAACGAAAAATTACTATGAAAAAACTTCCAAAATATAATACTATTTGGCATCCGGAATCAACACTTGTTTTTAAATCTCGTAAGGAACAGGTTGTCATTGGAAGATTAGTTAAAGATGAACTTGTTTCATTAGATGAAGATGCTTTGGAATTATGTAATCAGTATAAATTTAAACCAGATGAATCTCTTATTCAACAAGAATCAGAAGAGGTAGAAGAGGTAGAAGAGGTAGAAGAGGTAGAAGAGGTAGAAGAGGTAGAAGAGGTAGAAGAGGTAGAAG